TGCCTAACCTGGTTGCATATGACCTGGCAGGTGTTCAACCAATGAACGGTCCTACTGGACTGATCTTCGCAATGAGATCCAGATATGAAAATCAGTCTGGAGACGAAGCATTCTATAACGAAGCTGATTCCGCGTTCTCTGGTCAGGACGATGGATTCAACCTTACCGCAGGTTTCTCTGACGTTACCGCTGGTCTGGGTACAACTGCTCAGTCTGGTACTAACCCTTCAGTTCTTAACCCTGTTGGTACTGCTACCTCAACCGCCTATGACGTTGGTCAGGGTATGGTTACTGGTGACGCTGAAAATCTGGGTGTAGGTACTAACGACCACTTCAACCAGATGGCTTTCTCGATTGAGAAAGTTACTGTCACCGCTAAGTCAAGAGCACTCAAGGCTGAGTACTCCTTGGAACTGGCACAAGACCTTAAGGCAATCCACGGTCTGAACGCTGAAGCTGAGTTGGCAAACATCCTGTCAACTGAGATTCTGGCTGAAATCAACCGTGAGGTTATCAGAACCATCTATAAGGTTGCTGAACAGGGTGCTGTTTCTAACACCGCTACTGCTGGTGTATTTGACCTTGACGTTGACTCCAACGGTCGTTGGTCTGTTGAGAAGTTCAAAGGACTTCTTTTCCAAATCGAGAGAGACGCTAACGCGATCGCACAAAGAACTCGTCGTGGAAAGGGCAACATGATTCTGTGTTCCGCAGATGTTGCTTCCGCTCTGACCATGGCTGGTATCCTCGATTACACCCCAGCACTGAACGCTAACCTGAANGTTGACGACGCAGGTAACACCTTCGCCGGTACAATCAACGGTAAGTTCCGTGTTTATATTGACCCATACGCAGCTAACCTGAGTGCAGCCAACTCGGCTTCCAACTCTGGTAATCAGTACTACGTTGTTGGTTATAAGGGTTCTTCACCTTATGACGCAGGTCTGTTCTATTGTCCTTATGTTCCTCTCCAGATGGTTCGTGCCGTCGGTGAGAACACCTTCCAGCCCAAGATTGGCTTCAAGACCCGTTACGGTTTGGTCGCTAACCCATTCGCTGAAGGAACCACTCAGGGACTCGGTAGACTCCGTGTTAACTCCAACCGTTACTACAGACGTGTTGCGGTCAAAAATTTAATGTGAAGATTGTTCACATTTTCACTGGAGACCTTCGGGTCTCCTTTTTTATGCCCATCTATAAATAACTAAAAATAATTGATTCAATGGCATTACAAAAGCCTGTAGCTACACAAATTGAAAATAGAAACTTTTTACAACCAACAGGTTTTAGGTTTCAAGTCAATAGAGCACCAAAGATATCTTTTTTCGGTAAGTCTGTAAATATTCCTTCATTGGATTTGGGTGTTGCTATTCAACCAAATTATCTGACACCAATACCTTTGCCAGGTGAAATTATTGAATTTGAAGATTTGACCTTTAGTTTCTTAGTTGATGAAGGTCTTGAAAACTATATGGAGATTCAAAACTGGATTCGTGGAATTGGATTTCCAGAAAGTCTTCAACAAATTTATGAATTTCAAAGAGAAAATACACCAATTAAATCCAGAAGTGAAAATACAGAACAATTAAATTTATATTCTGATGGTACTTTAACTGTTCTCGATTCATCGAATCAACCTAAATTTAAGGTTAAGTTTCAGAATCTTTTCCCATATCGTCTTTCTACTCTTGAGTTTGACGCAACACAAACTAATGTAGAATACTTTACAGCTGTGGTATCTTTCAAGTATACTATCTACAATATAGATGAAATTACTTCTTGTTGCTAATGATTGATCTTGATACGATTCAAAAGATGTGGGAAAAGGATTCGAATATTGATCCTGATAATTTACATACAGAATCTTTGAATATTCCAGTTCTACATTCCAAGTATTTTGATCTTTACAATAACATAAATCTTTTAAGAAAAAAGGCAGAACAACAAAAAAAGAATATAAGGCATGAAAGATATGAATACTACTCCGGAAAAGCAGACCCAGAAGTCTATGTCAAAGACCCCTTTCCAAAGAAGGTTAGGGATAAGTCAGCTATGGAAAAGTATTTGGATGCAGATACTAAACTCTCAGGAATTTCGTTGAAGATTGATTATTATATCACGATGCAAAACTATCTGGAAGAAATTCTAAAGATGATATCTCAAAGAACTTATCATATTAAGAATGCAATTGAGTTTATGAGATTTTCTTCAGGTTTAGGGTGATGGAAGAGGAATATTATAATTTAGAATTACCGATTGAAGCCGTCCGTATCATTCATACCGGTCTGTCCCAAGCAGTTCAAAAATGGTCTGGAGGAAAACCAGAAGAGCAAGAAGATTTAATTTCAATGAGAGATCATTTTTACAGAATTATATTGGAAGATAGATTTAGAAATATGTAATAAATACGTGTAGGTGAGAACCTATATGTATGGCTGATTTGACGATTCAAAAGGTAAATGAGATTTACCTGAAGATTACAACGGAACCTCATATTGAATATGAGTTAAGAGACCGATTTACTTTTGAGGTTCCTAATAAAAAATTCATGCCTCAATATCGGAGTAAGTATTGGGATGGATTTGTTCATCTTTTTAACATGAAGACTAAAAGAATCTATGTTGGTCTTCTTGATAAAATTGTAGCTTTTTGTGAGAGTTCGGGATATTCTTATTCTTTTCAAGATAATAAGTTTTATGGTCCTCCATTTGAAGTCAATGAAATGATTTCAATGGAAGGCGTAAAAGATTACATGTATTCAATTACAGATCTCAAACCAAGAGATTATCAAATTGAAGCTGTTTATGATGCTTTAAGATATAATCGAAAACTTCTTATTTCACCAACAGCTTCTGGTAAGTCGTTGATGATTTATTCAATCACAAGATATTTTGTATCCAAAGGTAAAAAGATACTTCTTGTCGTTCCAACAACATCACTTGTAGAACAGATGTTTAAGGATTTCCAAGATTATGGATGGGATGCAGAAAATCATTGTCACAGAATTTATGCAGGTAGAGAAAGAATTAATACAAATGAAGTAACAATCACAACTTGGCAGTCTGTTTATAAGTTAGATAGAAATTTCTTTGAAGAGTATGATGTAGTCATTGGTGATGAAGCACACTTGTTCAAAAGTAAGTCTCTTATCGGTATTATGGACAAGTTAGATCATGCAAAGTATAGATATGGGTTCACAGGAACTTTAGACGGCACACAGACCCATAAATGGGTCTTAGAGGGATTGTTTGGACCATCATACAAAGTTACTCAAACTAAGAAGTTAATTGATGAGGGTCACTTAGCTACTTTAGATATTCAATGTTTAATTCTCAAACACAAACCACAGAAGTTTGAAACTTATGAGGATGAGATTAAATATCTTATCAGTCATGAAAATAGAAACAAATTCATTTCAAATTTATCTGTTGATTTGAAGGGAAATACTCTTGTTCTTTATACGAGAGTAGAAACTCATGGAGCTATTCTTTATGAGATGATAAATAAAAAAGTATCTGATAAAAGAAAAGTCTTCTTCATCCATGGCGGTGTAGATGCAGAAGACAGGGAGTTAGTTAGAAAAATTACTGAAAATGAAAAAGATGCTATCATTGTTGCATCTTTTGGAACATTTAGTACTGGTATTAATATTAAAAACTTACACAATGTTATATTTGCCTCTCCATCAAAATCTAGAGTAAGAAACTTACAAAGTATTGGTAGAGTCCTAAGAAAAGGCAAAGATAAAGTGAAAGCAAAACTTTATGATATTGCTGATGACATCAGTAGTGGATCGAGAAAGAATTATACATTAAATCATTTTATTGAACGTATCAAAATTTATGTTTCAGAACAATTTAACTATGACATTATATCGATCAATTTAAAAGAATAGGAGGAGATTGTATGATTGAAGATGATTTTTATGCAACAATTAAACTAAAATGTGGTGATGAAATATTCTGTAAAGTAGCTGCTTCTGAAGAAGATAGCAGAACAATGTTGATTATTTCAAATCCTATTATGATGGAAGAAATTTCAATCAGAGGCCAAGTAACGGGATACAGGTTTGAACCATGGTTGAAAAGTTCTAAGGAAGACATGTTCATCATCAACATGGATGATGTCTTAACAATGTCTGAATCTAATGACATTGATATGATCCTTTACTATCAAGAGTATATTCGTAAAGTAAGTAAAGGTAATTATTCTAAACCAAGTAGAAAGATGGGATATCTTGGTAACGTTAATGAAACTAAAGAAGTCTTAGAGAAGCTCTTTAATAAAAGCTAAAGCAATCCCTTCAAACCAGACAAAGGTATTCTACTCATATTTTAAGTATCTGTCAAATACTTGATAAGTATCAACATATCTGTTATACTGATGTCAAGATATAAAACTATATTATGGTAACCAATACAACTTCATATTCAAAAATGGCTCGACCAAAAAAATCCGAACACTACGTTAATAATAAAGATTTTTTAAATGCACTTGAGAATTATTTTGCAGAGGTTGAAAGAGCTAAATTAAATGATAAACCGAAACCTCCAATTCCAAGATACATTGGTGAGTGTTTTCTAAAGATTGCAAATCATCTTTCATATAAACCAAACTTTGTGAATTATATGTTTAAAGATGATATGATTTGTGATGGTATTGAAAATTGTGTGAGATATATTCATAATTTTAATCCAGAGAAATCTAAAAATCCTTTTGCATATTTTACTCAAATTATCTACTATGCATTTCTGAGAAGAATCTCTCAGGAGAAAAAACAACTTGAGATTAAGAATAAAATCCTTGAGAAGACTGGATTTGATGAAGTCTTCGATTCTAATGATCTTGACAGTGATAACTATTCCGACTACAATTCAATCAAAGATGCAGTACACACTAAGCTTAGATACTAATGATTGGAAATCTTGAACCAGAAGAAAATGTCATGAATGAGACTGTAACGTATCCAGGTAAAATGCTTGGTGAACTTGCTATTGTACTTGAGAAACTTGGTTGGGAGTATGGTGACGAAATCGATGTAGAGATTGGTGGAACTCAAGTCTCTGGTATTGATGTCGGTGAAGAGTATAATAAGAAGTGGCAATCACCAATTGGTACTCGTAAGTATAACAAAGATGCCTTCATTGTAATCAAGAATCAATCTCGTAGAGACTTGACTGGATCACAACCAATGAAAGAATTCAAACCAAAGCATACAGATGCTCCATAATGTGTTATAATTCTATATAATATAGACACTATGGTGCTGTATGGCTAATCAATATCCTGCTGAGAGTAAAAAGAACAGAGACCAAGCAATATCAGAGGGGAAGAAGAGATACCTCTCTGCCACTCCATGTAAGAAATGTGGAACATATGAGAGGTATGTTTCAACTTATGGTTGCTGTAAGTGTGTGGTGGAAGCAGGATTAAAGAAACTTGCTGATAAGGAGTTGATGGCACCTTATAGAACAAAGGAGAATCAATTAAAGAAACAAAAAGCCTGGAGGGAAAAGAACTACGAAAAGTATCAACAACAGTGGTTGAGGGTACCCAAAGAGAAAGTAAACGCCAGAGCAGCAAATAGGAGAGCGAAGGTGAGAAACCAAACTCCAGACCTGACTGAAGCAGAAAAGGATGTTATACTGGAGTTATATGCTGAAGCAAAACGATTGACTGAAGAGACAGGCATTCCCTATGAGGTCGATCATATTATTCCAATATGTAAGGGCGGACTTCATCACCCAGACAATCTACAAGTAATTACTCAAAAAGAAAATAGGAAAAAAGGAGGAAAATGAAAATTGGTATTTTGAGTGACACTCATTATGGTGCTAGAAAGGGTTCTAAACTCTTTCATGATTATTTTGAGGAGTTCTATAAAAATACTTTCTTCCCAACT